AGGAGCGCTGACCCGGTCGACATCCAGAGCGGGACGACGAACCTCGCCACGGGCAAGGTCGACGTGGCCATCAACTCGGTGCAGACGTACAACATGAGCCCGCTGGCCCGGTACGAGGTCTCAGTGGTGCTCATCTCCACCGGGGCAGCGGTCTTCGTCGTCCGGGGCAAGATCATCTGCCCGAAGACGATGCACGCCTCCGTGCTCAACGCGGACAACAGCATAGTGCTCGCGTCGGGCGACTCGGGCGACACGATCACGGGGATCACTTACTCGGGCGACGTGTCCGAGCTGGGCGCCGACGACTAGGAGGACCATGGCAAAGGTCAAAGATGTCCACGTCCACGTGCATGTAGACGTGGATATGGGAGGGGTCGGCCCGCAACTGCAAGAGATCCAAGAAACCCTCAACGAGATGGGAGACACCATGGCAGACCTTGCCGAAGACGTGGCAGCCTTGAAGGCTCGCCTCAACGAAGACTGGGACAACGCCCAGCAGAGGATCGCCGAGCTCACCGCTCAGCTCGCTGACGTCGGGGCGCAGCTCGTCGCTGCGCTCGGTAACGACGCCGCCGATGCGGCGACCATCCAGGCGAAGCAGGAAGAGATCGACGCTCTCGTGGCGGCTGCGCAGGCGGCCTCGGACGAGATCAACGCGATCGACCTCGACGCCAGCTTCCCGCCGGCACCGGAGCCCGAGCCCGACCCGGGAAACGGCCCCGGCCCCGTCGACGATGGTGGTGGCGACGACGGCGTGCCCAACCAGGCTCCTGACGCCTGATCCGCCCCTCAATTAGCGCACGCACGCGAGAGGCATAAAAGATGACCGTGATCCCCGTTGAAGAAGGTGATGTTCGCTACCTCCGCCGGAGCGTGAACGATGCACCGGGCGGGTACACCATGGTCGGATGGGATGGTCTCGTCCCCCGTGAGAAGTTGGGTACTGGAACTCTCACGGGGGTCGAGTACCTCCGCAGTGATGGAACCTGGGTGGAGATCACCGGGTCAGGCACGGTTTGGTCCAACGGGTCAGCTGCGCCCGACGACGGTGATGGCCTAGATGGCGAGTACTACTTCCGCACTAACGGCGAGGTCTACGTAAAGGCTGCTGGCACCTGGGGCTCGCCCCTGATGGACCTGTTGACCGCCTCGGAGGGTGCTGGGCTCATCACCGCTCACTCGGGCGCTACGGACCCTCACGGGGATCGGGCGTACGCGGATGGGGTGATGACCACCCACACCGCAGCTGGCGATCCGCACCCGGCCTACGCTCTGGAGAGCGCGTTGGGGACGGCTTCGACCCATGCGCACACTGATTACGACCTCGCCGGCGCTGCCTCGACCGCTCAGGCGGCTGCCATAGCCGCTTCTCAGCCTCTGGACAGCGACTTGACGGCAGTTGCGGCGCTTACACCGTCCAACGACGACGTTCTGCAGCGCAAGGGCGGCGTTTGGACGAACCGCAGCATCGCTCAACTGACCACTGACCTCGGTTTGGCGGCTGGATACCAGCCTCTGGACTCGGATTTGACGGCCATCGCCGCCTTGACGACTCTGGCCTTCGGTCGCAGCCTGCTGACGGGCACTGACGCGGCTGCGGTGCGCAGTTTGCTCAGTTTGGGCACCGCCGCTCTGTCGGCGACCGGGGATTTCGACGCTGCGGGGGCTGCAGCCGCTGCTCAGGCGGCTTCTCAGCCGTTGGACAGCGATTTGACCGCCGTGGCAGCTTTAACGCCCACGAACGACGATGTGATGCAGAGAAAAGGCGGGGCATGGACCAATCGGACCATCGCTCAGCTTCTGACAGACCTCGCCGCCGCTGGAACGACGTTTCAGCCCCTTGACTCGGACCTGACCGCTGTAGCGGCGCTGACTCCCACCAACGATGACTTCGTCCAGCGCAAGGCGGGAGCCTGGGCTAACCGCAGCGTTGCGCAGGTTCTGACGGACCTGGCGGTGCCTGGTACAACGTTTCAGCCGCTCGACGCTGACCTCACCGCCGTTGCAGCCCTGACGACGACTTCGTACGGTCGATCTTTTCTAGCTCTGGCGGACACCACCGCCGCCCGCACTTGGGCTGGTGTGGGGTGGACAACACTCTCCCAGACGGCGGATCAGACGGTCACTAACCAGGCCACGCTGCAGAACTCGAACACGCTTGGGTTCGTCATGGCCACGACGACTAAGTACCGCATCCGGGCGGTCATCTTCTACGACACCACTGCGGCGGGTGACTTCAAGTGGGCCATGTCTGGCCCCTCGGCGCCTACGCTGGTCAGGGGTTCAGTTCAGAGCTGCATCGCCGGCGGAACACCTGCTTTCACCGTGATCACAACGGCTGCAACAGGGTCAACGACGCTGGCAGGGACTGGCACGACGGGCGGGCTGATCCAGTTTGACCTGATCTGGCACAACAACGCCAACAACGCGAGCTTTACTTTCCAGTTCGCTCAGGGAACTCAGACCAACGACACTGGCGCAATCGTGCGGGCAGGGTCTTACATGGAATACGCCATCGCCTAGGAGGGAAGATGATCGTCGAGACCTCCTGGTGCCGATGGGAGTACGACCTGGAAGGGTCCAGGGTGAGCTTTGTTGAGAAGCTGGCAGAGCATCCACCCGAGTTGGACATCCTCTTCCAGCCGGACGGACGACCGAAGTGCTATGCGCTCGCTGAGGTGGACGGGTGGGCAGCCTGCACCACCTTGCCCGAGCCAGTAGTTGGTGAGAAACTTGGGATAGTTTTCCACACAGGTGAGCGCATCGGCGGCAGCCGAATTACCCAGATCGAGGGGACGTAGACGTGAGTAGACGCGCAAACATACTCTTCATCCACAACGAGGACCTCTCGTTCGACTTCCGCTTCGTGGGAGGGGCGCCTTCCGGGGCTGACCCTCTCTTCATCATAGGCGGTGACAACGAGTTCAACTACGGTACTGTCGAGGTCGATGGTGACGACGCTGACCTCTTTCACTTCAGCATTCCGGCTTCGGCGCTGGATGATTTCGGTCTCTCCTTTCCCTACAGCATCCAGGATCATGGGAACGACGACGAGATCCTGCTGAGCGGGACGGCGCTGTCGAGGAAGTACCAGAACATCGCCTCGGGAACCACCGCGATGGTGGACCTTGACGCCGGGGAAGTGATGGTCGCCTACACCTCTGGCGGGATCACCGTCGAGGGTGGTGGTGGAGGCGGTGGTGAGCCCGCTGCGTACACCGAGCTCGAATTCGACCAAGAGACACTCGGGTTCGAAGACTTCATCAAGCAGGACGGCTCGCCGCTCCCGACCTTCTCGGGGTTCGCTAGGCTGATCGAGACCCCCACTGACAACGAAGCTCTTTCGCTCATGAACTTCACGCTGAGTCTCACAGCGCTGGTCGGGACTGATGATGGTCCGGGTGACATCATCCTTCGACTGACCTACCTGGCAAACTTCCTACACGAGACCTGGGCGGTGTACAGCAACGGCAACCCACGCTTCTCAGCTTCTGGCGTCATTGCTGGGCTGCCCTACTTCGGCTGGCTCGATCCATTCAGCGGGTGGGGATTGGTCAGCGCCAGTGGTTCCCCCATAGCGGACGAGATCACAGCCGGAGACGAAGTGCACATTCAAGGCACCGTCATCATTGGAGTTGACTGATGACCACACCAGCAGGATTCCGTGGCGCAGAAGATGCCACCTTTTTCGAAGACATCCGTCGGTATGATGGGCAGGTATCCACCTACCTGGGACGCTACGAGGTCCAAGACCTGGATGCTGGTGAGGTCAGTATCGGGGACACTGTGCGCCTCGACATTGAGGGAGGTCACAACGACTTCTACCTCATGCAAGCTCTCCGGACGGATGCTCTTCAACATGACCCCTTTGACGACAGTGGCCCCATTCTGTACTGGCGGAACGTCCTTGCCTCGATCATCCTGAGTGCTCCGAGCATCGAAAACCCGAATACAGAGGGCGGCCTGCACTGGGTGGTGGAGTTCAACCTCAACTTGGGAGAGGGGCAAGAACTCACGGGCGGTCAGTACCTCATTTCGACCACGGTGCACCCAGAAGCCAGTGCCACCATCACCTTTGACATGGATGCGGAAGCAGTCAAAACGGCTCTCTCCGGCATGCTGGACGCCGCCAGCGTGCAGGGTGGACCGTGGAACAGTCCGAGCGATACTGATCTGTACGCTGGCGGAGGGGTACCCGCAGAGCAGTGGGAGTTCACCCGGACAGACAGCAACTGGATCGAGTGGACCTTTACCTTCGACGCTGACACCCTCGAAGTCGACGGTGAGGCCTACGCGGGTGAAGCTACCTTCCAGTCGAGCCAGAACGGTGTACTTCCGGGGGTGGTTGCGCCGCTTGCCAGCTTGCTCCTTACCGAAGGTAGCATGTGGGTCAATGTCGGAGACTTTGCCTGGAGCGAGATCTCGCTGCCCAACGACGACACCTTCTGGACGTTGGACAGCGCCGCCCTGGCAACTGCGTTCACGCAGGGCAGTGGCGACATCTTCATCCACAACAGCAGCAAGGTCTTCTTCCAAGTGAAGAAGCGGCACTTGGTGGGCACCGGGCGAGCAGTGGTGCGCATGGTGGGCAAGGTATTCTTCGACGGTGGCACTGACGGGGAAGACAACCAGGAGATCAGAATCGTCCTCTCCAACCTTGCCGACCTCGTCGCACAACTGCCGGTGGCAGACATCGTGGAGTTCGTGTACGGCACAGCGCAGGTGACCTCCATTGCTGAGGTTCTCGAGGTGCACCACGTCAACACCATGTTGCTGCAACTGGTTTCCTTTGCGGACGGCACTGCAAGCTGGCCCAGCCTGACACCGGACGACAGTCTCTCCTTCGATTTCTGGTTCAACACTACGGCGGGTGACTGACCTTCTACTGAAAGGGTAGGCGAGATGCCTGCTACACCTCACACAGTCGATTTCTCCATGATCGACGACGAGAATGATCCTCTCCCGATTCGACCCTTCCGAGACAAGAGGGGACGCCTGCTTAGTTCTTCTAAGAAGCAGGTCAGGGCTCGGATGAAGCGCAAGGCTAGGTACAAGAGGGGCGATAAGGGTGCCAAAGAAAAGAGGCACCTGATCAAACCTATCGAAGAATGGGATGCTGAAGAGCTGGCGAGAGGGCGCCCGAGGAACAAGGCAGGCAATTTCCAAGGCCGTGCGCCTTCCTGGATCACCAGGGAGGTTCACGAGGAAAGCATGACCCGGTTCCGTCAGTTCGTTAGGGATGGCATGAACCTCCACACCAACATCGCTCTGGAGACGATCGGGGAGATCCTGGCGTCAGATGAGACTGATGAGAACGGCAAGCCTATCGTGCCGGCCTCGACGAAGCTGGATGCTTCTAAGTTCTTGGTCGAGCACGTTCTGGGTAAGCCGAAGCAGAGGGTGGAGACTGACATCTCAGTTCGTCTGCAGGGCATGATGGCATCATCCATCATCACTCCCGGCGAGTTCAAGCTACCGGCACTCCCCAACGCCAAGGCACTTACCTCCCCCAGGATGGGTGAGATAGTGGACGCTGAGGTAGTCGACGACGACGAGGACTAGGTAAATGCCGTGAGCCTGATACTACACTGGCTAAACGTCATTGTGGGTTCGGAACAGAAGTTAGACCCAAGTGCTCAGTGGGCCATCATCACAGTAGTGAGCGTGGGGGTTGGCGCTTCATCGGTGGCCATTCTGCGTCTCTACCGAGGCGGTAACCAGCAGACGGTCGTCACTGACGCTTCGATTGCTGAGTTCGTCACCCATGCGGCTCAGAAGATCGAAGATCTAGAGCACGAGCTGCAGAGGCAGCGAGAAGAGAATCGAAGGTGTGAGCGCAGGTTCAATACCTTGCTCAGGTTTCTGCAGCGGACTCCCTCGATAACCATCCCCAGCGAAGTCGAAGAGGAGCTATGGCGAGATGGATGAAGGTCACGAGCTCGTAGAGCTCCACGTAGAGCCCATGCACAGCAGCTGGAAGAAGAACTCCTTCTTCTGGTTCGTTGTCTTAGTAGTTGGGCAGATCGTGGTAATTGCCAGTCTCATGTACTTCATAGTCAAGCCAGTCGCCGAAGCCCAAGAACGTCAGGAATGCACCATCAAGGTTGAGTCTCGGCTCTTTACGGGGTTCGCCGATGGATTGACCAACCCCATCGAGAGTGCGGAGCGAAAGGCCGCCCTCGACCGAGCGAAGGCCGCGTCGAATGACCTCAAACGGCTCGATGACATCTGCTGAGCAGCCATGCGAAGCTTGTGGAAACACGGCCGATTGGCACACCATCAATCAGCCACACCACCCCTTTTCAGCTAAGGGCTCGCCAGTTCAGCTACTGGAGCAGCCTGACGACGTTCAGCGGGCCCCGATCTCGTTCTCTGGTGATCTAGTGCTGAGGTTGACCCTGATGAAGCTGGGGTTGGTCTCAGACCGAGACCTCTCGCACACTCGCCACATGGTCGAGATGGCATCTCAGCAGAAGAAGTCGATCGTGGTCAAGCCTGATCCCGACTCGAAGTCTGGGTTCAAGCTTTCACTGATGTCGCTGGAAGACATGCTGGCGGAGGATCCATGACCCACACTGCTGTGAAGTTCAGCATCGACGTCGTGGTCCCTCGGATCATCGAGCTGGGCATGGCGAAACTGCCCAACGAAGCTTGCGGGGTGGTGATCCCCGACCTCGACCGCCACCCGAACGATTGGGTGGTCGAGCTCATCAACCGAAGCGCCGACCCCACGAATAGCTACGACATCGACGTAGCGACGATCAAGGCGCTTCACCAGAACGACAAGGATGCTTGGTCAGACTGCTTGGTCTGGCACACGCACCCAAGCGGTCATGTAGGACCCAGCAGGAAAGATCTGCAGGGTAGAATCCCTGGTTTGAGCTACCTGGTGGTGGCTCTGCCCCGAGGAGAGGCGGTGATTTTCTGATGGCACGACCCCGAACGCGGTTACTTCCTGGCGAGAGCGAGTACAGCGGCAAGGCCGGCCCGGCTGGTGTGGGCATCAGGAAGCCCCAGAAAGCCGTCAGTGCTTCGGATGAGGCCCGCCTCGCCCGACTGACCGGCACCAAGGACCCCAAGGCTCCGATTAACGACCGGGTCTGGTACGGCGAAGCGCCCCGCAAGACCGAGCGACAGCGGAGAGGGGATGCTCTCGCATGACGACTCTTACAGTGCCCGGGATGGGCTCTGGTCGAGCCATGCGGAAGGATCTTTACTTCCAAGAGACTGGCTACATCCCCCACGCTGCTCAGTGGGAAGTGCACTCTAGCCCCGCTCGTCACAAGGCGCTATCCAACGGACGACGGTGGGGCAAGACGCTGCTGGGCGGAAAAGAGGCTGAGATCACCTGCTTCGTCAAAAATTCGCTCGGGAACCCGCAACGGGGCTGGATCGTCGGGCCGAACTATGACGACGGGGAGAAGGAGTTCCGGGTCGTGTACGACTCGCTTAAGGCGTTGGGTGTGGATGGCATCTCCTCCAAGTTCTTGAAGAACGAAGAGAATGGCAACATGCACATCGCCACCAACTGGGGCTGGGACCTGGAAGTGCGGTCTGCAGCACATCCCGAAACGTTGGTTGGAGAGGGGCTCGACTTTTGCCTCATGGTGGAAGCTGGCCGTCTGACCCGGAACACCTTTACGCAGTACATCCGACCTGCCCTGTCGGACAAGCGGGGTTGGTCACTGATGACCGGGGTGCCTGAGATCGCAACTGAGATCTCCCTGCTCTACTGGGGTTACTCACGCGGTCAAGATTCGGCACGCACGCCCTGGCAGTCGTTCAAGATGCCGAGCTGGACGAACACAGTAGTCTTCCCTGGTGGTCGAGATGACCCCGAGATCCTGGAAGCTGCTGACGACCTCACCGACGATGAGTTTCGTCGGCAGTATGGGGGCGAGTTCGTTGAGCGAGTCGGCAGGGTGATGAAGGAGTGGGATGACGACATCCACCTCGACAACCTTGAGTTCCGACGCGATTGGCCGCTCTACGCAGCGGTCGACTACGGTTACACCAACCCCTTCGTCTGGCTTTGGATCCAGGTCGGGCCCTTCGGCGACATCCACGTGCTGGGAGAGCACTACATTGAGCTGATGGACACCCACGACATCGCCACGAAGGTGCTGATGAACCACCCCTGGATGCCGCACCTCGTCAGGTTCTACCCTGACCCTGCGGAACCAGACGACACGAACACTCTGAGTCGATTGCTCAAGAAGCCGGCTGTTACCAACTGCGGAGGAGAGCTTCGCACGCGTCTCTCATTGATCCGTAAGGCGCTCAAGTTGGGGCCCGAGCACTTGCCCCTCGACCAGCAGAAGCCCACCATCACCTTTGATCGCTCGTGCACGCGACTGGCTTGGGAGATGAGGGAAGGGTATCGTTGGCCTCGGCATCAGTCTGAGATCAAGAACGATACTGAACACCCGCTAGACAAAGACAACCACGGTCCTGAAGCGCTGGGAAGGTTCTTCAAGGGCTACTTCGACGCCGTTGGCGAGACGCGACGGGCTCGGCAGGGCCGAGTAAAGATCAGGAGATGACTCAGTGCTCGACGATGTAGGGCTGTTCACTCCGTACTCCACGATCAAGCCCCTCATCGGGGAAGACCTCGGTCAGTGGGCGCCGGAGCTCGACCGAGATAGGATCGCCGCGTACCAGAAGTACGACGAGATCTACTGGTCCCACACCGATGCGTTCAAGCTGACGCAGCGAGGTGACGACGACCGGCCGATCTACGTCCCGAACCCGAAGATGATCGTCGACACTACTTCCCACTTCTTCATGAAGGGGTTGAAGTTCACGACGGAGACAGAGGGCGAGCTCAACGACGCTCTTGATGAGTTCCTGAAGCGAGAACTCTTCGTGGCCAAGTTCCACGAGGCGAAGCACTCAGGGGTCGCCCGTGGGGATTTCCTCCTGCATCTCACGGCTGACCCCACGAAGCCGCAGGGAAGCCGGCTCAGCGTCAACTCGGTTGACCCGGCCGCTTACTTCCCTGAGTTCGACGATGACGACCTCGACCGCATCACTGCCGTCAACTTGGTGGAGCAGATCCTCGACCCAGACGACCCGATTGACCCCAACAAGGTCCGGATCCGACGTCAGCGATACGAGGTCATCATCGTCAGTGGCAAGCGACGCGTGCTCAGCGAGCTCGCTATCTACGAGGTGCGAGACTGGTGGAAGCGCAGTCGGGTCAAGGTCAAGGAGGTCATGCCTCCTAAGCTGCTCCCCGAGGGCATCGAGCAGATCCCTGTCTATGCCTTCAAGAACATCAGCTGGCAGGGTCAGCCCTTCGGGTCCTCCGAGATCCGGGGCTATGAACGTCTGCAAGCTGGCATCAACCAGAGCATCAGCGACGAAGAGCTCGCCCTGGCGCTCGAGGGGTTGGGGGTCTACGCAACTGACGCCGGCGCACCAGTTGATGAAGAAGGGAACGAGGTTCCTTGGGAGATCGCCCCTGGCAAGGTGCTCGAACTTCCCGGCGGAGGCAGTTACTTCAGCCGGGTCAAGGGCATCGAATCGGTCGAGCCTTCTCAGAGCCACATCGAGTTCCTCGTCAACTCCCTCTACGAAACAAGCGGCACATTCCGCAGCGGGTTGGTCGATGCTCAGGTAGCTGAGTCGGGCATCGCCCTCGCCATCCGGTTCCTGCCCACCTCGGCCAAGCTCGAAGAGCGTGACGAGTTTGGTGTGGGACGCCTCGATCAGTTTTGGTTTGACTGGCGACGGTGGAACGCTGCGTACGAGGGCCGAACCTTCGACGACTCAGAAGAGATCAAGGTCATCCTCGGTGACAAGCTGCCGGAGAACAAGACCGATGCCTTGAACGTCCTGAACAACCTCATGGACCGCAAGGCGATCAGCAAGAAGTTCTACCGGGAAAGCGTGAGCGAGCTCTACGGCATCACCATCCCGGACGACATCGAGGCGCAGATGGCCAAGGAAGCCCAGGAGGCTTTCGAGGCTGCTCAGAAGACTGCTGCACTCACCAATCCGCCGCCTGGCGGGAACCAAAGCAACAACCGAAGTCGCCCGAACGAATCAGGCGGCACAGAAGCCACCAACAAGGACAAAGAGGCGTGAGGCCTCAGAAGGGAGGCTGCGAGATGCAGCTCGAAACGCCGTGGTACATGCTCGACGCCATCACCGGGTACGACGAAGAGGGCGAGGGTGAAGGTGGCGAAGAAGAAGAGGGTGAGGAAGGTGAGGAAGGTGAAGAGGGCGAAGAGTCCTCCACCGAATCCACCAAGGAGCCCGAAGACACGGCAGGTCTCAAGTCGGCCTTGGCAAAGGAGCGCAGAGCACGACGGGAAGCCGATCGTGAGCTGAAGAAGCTCAAGAAGGCCAAGGACGATGGAGACGATGCAGAAGCCAGCGCAGTCGTCAAGGCGGAGAACGCCCGCAAGACTGCGGAAGGCCGCAGCGAGAAGCTCGCAGCCAAACTTCGTGACACCGAAGTCAACAACCTCATCATCAAGCACGCCAGCAAGCTCGGTTTCGCCGACACCGATGACGCCATCTCCCTGGTCAGCCGGGAAGAGATCGACATCGACCAGGATGACGACGAGCCCGAGAACGTCACCATCGACGAAGACACGGTCGAGGTGGCGCTCAAGGCGCTGCTGAAGAAGAAGCCACACCTGAAGAAGGGTGCTGGCGGGGAGGAAGAGGCTTCGGGCGGGAAGTTCGGAGGCAAGGGGAAGACCAAGGAACAACTCTCCGAGGAAGCGCTGAAAGACAAGTACCCGGCGCTTCGTCGCTAAGCCTCTGGAAGGAGGAGAATGTCCAGGTTCGACAAGTACGACCCCGTCTCTGGCGGGTTCCGTGCTCTGTTGGCGGATGACTCGGACGTGACCGCGTCCACACTTGGCGTTGCCATTGGTGTGGGACTCGACACGGATGGTCACATCGTCAACGGTGCCGGTACCACCGGCGTCGTGGGTATCTACATCCGCAATCGGGCCACGGCAGCGGGTAACGTCGCTGACGTGATGACCGATGGTGAGGTCGTCGAGTTCGGTGGCAACGCGGGCAGCGTCTACTACGCCCACGCCACAACCGGAGTCATCTCGACCACGCCTTCGATCTACCGGGTTGGTCACACCGTCGAGGACGGCCGCCTCGTTGTGCGCTTCAGCACGGCTGGCTCGTCCAACGTCGTCGGGGACCAGACCACCATCGTGGTGCTCACCAACAGCACGGGCAACACGCCCGACAACACCATCGAGGCTGTGACGCCGGCGTCTGCCGCGGCGGGAGAGGCCACTGCGGCCGACCTCACCACGACGAACGCTGCGTTGCTCGCTCTGGAGAACAACGCTTCAGACCTCGCTGGCAAGGTCAACGAAATCCGTACGGCCCTGGTCAACAGCGGCCTGATCGCCTGAGAGGAGGAGACCTTTCATGA